CGCTTTTTCCACTTTGTAGGGACAGAGTCCCCTCACACAACCCTACGGGGTTGACGTTGTTTAAGGAAAAATGTGTTTAAATGAAATTTAAACCCATTCGCCCAGGTTGTACCACTGTGCTACAAGGGTATCAGTAATGATACGCCTTGTTCGGCCTCTAAGAGCATAACTATTGTTATACTCTAGCTCCGACCGCACCCAGAGACGCTGCAGAAGTGTAGCGACTCCATCATGACTCCGCTTTATTGCGGAGGTTCCAAGGGCTCGATAGAAGTATCCTTCGATACCATATCGGGCTCTTGAGGGCCTGGCTTCGTCGAAGTTAACAACGAGGCCGACGTCACCTGCTGAACGGGGTACTTTGAACCGAAGTGGCTCTGGTATCCTGTCCACCAGGTGGCGCCAACAGTCCAGGAAGCGGCTATCACAACCGTCATAACGACGGTGGCGATGAGCCAAATTCCTGACACCGTTAGCCAGCCTGTAAAGGCTTTCAACATGATGTAACCTCTCTTTGAGGTACAGGGGCTTGCAGTCGAGCCCGGAGTACCAGAACGCTCCACAGGATTCCCGGTAATGACCGGAGTAACAGGATTTCTCCTCGTTAATTTTGAATCCTAGGAACGTACTGAACTCCGAATAGAGTGCAAAGTCTGACAGCGGCAAGATGACATCGTCACCATGCACATAGATCTTTCCTTCGCTGCCAGTCATCTCTTGGATGACCTTAGCAGCAGAGTAGAAGATCAAAGACTCGAGTTCAAAGGTAAAACCGTTCCCCATACTGGAGAACTTTTCCCAGCGAATAATCGAGTCATCAGACTGAAGCTTGCCGACCTTGGATCGACATGAATCCAATAACAAAAACCATTGGTGTGGTAAGATTTCTCGTACCATCTCAGTGGAAATGGAATCACTAGCCGAGGAGAAATCCGCGGTAGCTAACTGGCCATCGAGTGAACCGCTGCGCGCAAGCTCAGCATTTACCGATTGGCGAGATAGGTCGATACCAAACCGATGAAGCCGACGACGGATCATAGTGCCAATTGCTTTTTGAAACCAGAGGTTTAATCCGGGCTCAATAGCTATGACACGATCCGCTTTCGAGTTCTTCGGTACAGTGACAATTACGTTCCCTACTTGTGGTATAGACCAGTGCTCCGTCCCGGAAAGGGCGGTGAGATGGCTATGCCATAAGGGGTAGGCTTCTGGAAACCAGGATCCTACAAGGGAGTACAAATCGTGCGTTATTCCACGCTCAGCATGGAACTTATTGATGCCCGATACCTCTTCACCTTTAATAAGTGTTGAGACACCGGGACCCCAATTTGCTTCCCGAACGAATTCATCGGCCGTAAAATCGCCGAGAATCGTAGCTATTTTCCGCTTGATCGCATGAAGCAACCAAACGTTGTTCCCTTTATATAGGGGATCAAGGCTAGGATTCATGAAACGATTATTCGTCTGACGACACAAAGTCTCGAATTTCCGAAACTTATCAAAGGCAACTTGCTTCTTATCAAAAGACGTCCTTAAAAAGGAGGCCTTAGAAAGGAAACTAGTTGCTGTGAAGTCAACCCTGAATCGGTATTTGTTATCATACCAATCCGGATCAATATCTAGTGCAGTCAACTGATCGTGCTCTTTATACCTATAAAGAAGCCAAACAGTCAATGCCCTAGGTGATCCAAGGGACGATAAAAAGTCGAAGATAGCCGCATCAGTGCTGCTGCGACCTGCACGGAAGAGCCGAGCGACTTCAAGAAGCTCGGAGCTACGTCTCATCATTGATGACATAGGAACCCTGTACGCTTAGTTAATTAATAAACGTATTCGAAATCCTGGCCAGCCGCGGTAACAACCGCGGTAGCCATGAGATTCTTCACATACGCCAGCAGATCCTTTCGCTGGGCAAGTGTAGAACGCTCGGGGATAACGAATTCCAGATTCCCGATCAGATTATACGCCACCGATGGAGCCGGCTGAATGCCGGTTGCCGTCGACGGGCTAGTCTGTTCGAGGGTAGGAACAGTGACCTTTGCCACGATACGATAATTGCGGCTGCCTTTAGCAGCAGGTGCCTTTACCGAAAACGAGACCACAGGGTAACCGATAGCAATACCACCGCTACGGTCAGCCCAACGTGCAACGCCAGAAGCATCAATTGCGATGGGGTTGAAAGTATGATTGACTGGGGTAGCTTGACCATCAGCCAAAGTCAATGGGGCGATTGCCGACATTGTATTTACCTCTTAAAGATTGAAAATAAGAGCGCTAATGCATTAGCAGCATGAGTCACAGAGACAGGATTCTTGAACTCTGGAAATCTAGCAGACGGAAAACTCCGAAGCTTCTCACGTTTTACTGTGATAATCTTATAGCTAGAGGTATAGAGTTTAGTATACTGAGTGTTATCAGCTTTGTATGCATAAGAGCCGGCTACCGTTCCGGTTCCGCTGAAAAATTGGAAGGTGGTAATATAACCATCTAGGAAATTCAGCCCGAGGGTTGAATCCCAAGAATTTATCCAATTCCCGACTGGTAGAAACCAGTCAGCAACGAACGAGAACGGTGTAAGTTCCCAGGCCAAAGTAGCGGGATTTGTTAATCCCATCTGCGATGCCCGGCGTAACGTTGAATCGCCCACGGTGAATGTACAACCAACGCGTACAGTACACCGCGCACTTCCGTTTAAGAACGTCTTGTATGAGCCAGTATAGTACTGGGACCCACCAAGTTCGTCAATAGTCTCATTAAGCTCACGGCGCAAAGTTTTTCGCGTCTGAACTTTCTGAAACTGAGGAACATACGATACAGCAAGATCTTCTGCTGCACCGTAAACGTCTTGCAGTAAGGGTTTCCACCCATACTGCAGTTCGAGCCATCCTCTTGAAACGGACTGCGCCTGGTTTCTCGCGAAGCCCCTGTTGAAAGCCTGTCTACGACGGCGGCCAACCTGGACTCCGAGATGCTGAGCGGCAGATGAGATATCACCACGTTTGAGGTCACGGAAGGATCGATAGATCCTAGTAGCAGTACTACCGATTAGATCGATAGTCTGCTGACGCTCCGCAAACGCCTGCCCATAATTTATCTTCTGATCCTTTAGGTCAGTCAATAATTTCTGGATAGCAATGTTTCGAACACTGGTGATCTCACTTCCAGTAATAGGGTTATAGGGATATTTATTTCCAATAGGTGTTAAGCCTATATAGATTTCATCCTTATAAGTGAAATTCCACGATGGCACATCGTTCTTCAACGTGCGCTCGGAGCCATTCCAATAAGTTCTTTCGAGCTTAGTGTAATTAAACTCCTGCACAGGAGGAGGAACAGGGCCAACCCGAGTATTAAACTTGGGAGTGGAAAAACCCGCTCGTGTCTCAGAAACCAACATATGTACAGGTGTAGAGCTCGAGGTCTTATAGAATCCAGATTTGTTCCCGAAATCCGGGACCCAAATTTTCGACTCTAAACGACCTCGAGAGTTCTGACTAGTATTTATATCAGTTTTAGACATGAGTCCCTCTCTTAGTATGCTACATACTCGTTGGAGTACGATAGCAGGTTATCAATTATAAAATTCAGGATTTCCTCGTCAGAGGCTCCCGACTTAGAATTGAGCTCCTGCTTAAGCCACTGGGCCGAGCGAGCAGCGCTATATCGAACTTCAGGGCACCCTTGTTGAATTACTTCATCAAGGTGCTTGAAAATATGATTAACAGCACTGTCCATAAGGCTCCTTGGTTAGCAATAAGTAGCTAAGGCTACTGGTGATAGCAAACATACTCAAAGAGCAGTTTGCTGCGGGGATACCAATCCTAGCACACCGAGATGTACTAAGATGGACCAGCTTATGCTGGTT